AACTCGATGGGTTCCTGGCGGGGCAATACAGACAAAGTGAAAGACCCAGTTATCCCCGTACTTGTAATCCCCACGGGTGACATTTCCAACTGGAAGGTTCAGTGGATCCGCAACCGGTTTCCGAAGGAGCTCACTGACTTCTGGTCGAGATCTGAAGTCCCATTCACTTACACTAAGCACCATGAGTTTTAAGCCTCCCACCTTATTGGTGGACATGGATTTCTTCTGCTATCGCGCCGCACAAGCTGCAGAAGAAGAGCTCGAATTCAGCTCTGATCTGACGGTCATTGTTGGAGACCACCTCAGAGGCCGAAGGATTGTTAGGCAAAGCCTGCAGGACTTCAAAGATCGTTTCGAAAGTGACGATTTCATCCTTTTCTGGACAGACACCAAGAACTTCCGAAAGGACATCGACCCCACCTATAAAGGCAACCGGACAAGGCGCAAACCTGCTGGCTACCTGAAACTCAAAAGGTGGTGTATGGACACGTGGAAGAGCGTGCTGTTGCCTGGCCTAGAAGCTGACGACGCACTCGGGATTGCTGCCACCAAGGGTGACATCTCCAACTTTGTTCTCATCTCACCAGACAAAGATATGGAGCAAATCCCATGTCGGATTTTCAATCTTAAAAATGAGTTTACGCAAACGCCGGAAGAGGCTGAATTTAGACTCTACTTCCAGTGCCTTACTGGCGACAGCGTTGACGGTTTTAGCGGTGCTCCTGGCATCGGGCCTAAGCGTGCTAGTGCTGTACTTAGTAATTGTGAAGGGGATTACTGGCGAACAGTGGTTGACACATTTGAAAAGTGTGGACTGTCTGAAGCAGAAGCCCTGAAGAATCTACGCCTCGCCCGCATCCTGCAAGTTCAAGACTGGGATGCAAAGAAACAAAAGCCGATCCTCTTTACACCATGAACAAGTTCTCACCCTCGCACTACCAACTCGGAAAGATCCAGGTCTGGGATTTCATTGCTGACCAGGACCTCAACTTTCTCGAGGGGAACGTAATTAAGTACATCTCTCGCGCCGGAGCGAAGGCAGGAGAATCCAAGCTTGACGACTTACTCAAAGCTCGCGCTTATCTCACCAAACTTATCCACATCACCTATGACCGTGACAATTCCCGACCTCTTGGGCCAAGCTCTGAAGTTCAGAGAGATCATGGGACAACCGTCCGGCCGCTTCCATGCAGAGACGCTAAGAACCCAGGCTGCACTGATTGAAGAAGAGTCAACGGAGTTCTTAGACGCCCACCTGGAGGCTATCTACAACAAACAGAACCCACGGGCTCGGGAGGCTGCTCTAAAAGAGCTCGCCGACTTGGTCTATGTGGCGTTTCAATATGCAGCCGCTGCTGGCTGGGAGCTCGATGAAGCACTAGATCGAGTCCACAAATCCAACCTCTCCAAACTCGTCGACGGCAAGCCTCTGAAGCGCCAAGACGGCAAGGTCCTGAAAGGGCCTAACTATCAACCTGCAAACCTTATTGATCTAGTTTGATGCCCGATTATGTTGCACGAACCGGTCGGGTCCAATCATGGCTCGACGACCCCGAATCACGCCTCCCAGTCAGCTGCACAGTCTTCAAATGTGCCGATTCAATGGAGGGACCAGAAGGGCTTGAAGCCAGCTGGCGCTTCGTGTCTCACGCCCTACGGAATGCTGCCGGAGTCGCTGTTCACTTATCTGAACTCCGTCCAAGGGGTACAGAGAACGGAAAGGGCCTTGTCGCTAGTGGCCCAGTGTCGTTTGCAAGGGTGTACTCCACTCTTAACGAAGTACTTAGAAGAGGTGGCACATACAAAAACGGAGCTTGCGTTATTCATATTGACGCAAATTGTGCAGACCTAGAAGAGTTTATTGATGCGACCCGCGAAGATCTTCCATGGGTAAAGAAGTGCATTGATATTACACAGGAGTGGTGGGATGAACTTACTGAACAAGTTCAGAATAAGATCTTCAAAGGAATCCAGGCTGGTGATATCTGGCTCAACAAAGTCAAATATGGGGCCGATGGTGAGCGTATTTACGGGAACGTTTGCCTCGAAATATACCTCAAAAGTAGAGGGACTTGTTTACTTCAACATGTCCAACTTGGAGCCTGCAATGTGGAAGATCTACGGCCAGCTTTTATCCAAGGCATGTCCGAACTGGTCGCTCTCCACGGACAAACAGGCGTTGGTGATACGGGTGAATACCTATCGCCCGACGTTGACCGACAAGTTGGCCTCGGTGTTCTCGGGTTGGCTAATTTCTTGGCTTACCACGGAGTCAGCTACGCCGCCTTTGGTGAAGCCCTCGAGCTCGTCAACCTTGGATTCGATCTCGACGAAACTCCTGCAACAATTCTGGCCAAAGAATGGGTGGCAGCAGTTGAAGGTGCAGCGCAGATTGCTCGTGCCGCAAACATGGAAAGAGCTTTCACGATCGCTCCAACTGCAAGTTGCTCCTATAGATACAAAGACCTTAATGGGTTTACCACAACTCCTGAAATTGCTCCTCCTATCTCTCGCGTGGTCGACCGGGATAGCGGCACTTTTGGAGTCCAATCATTCGACTATGGCGAAGTAGAAATCGCGAGCGAAGTCGGGTGGTGTTATTACAAGCGGGTGGCAGACGAGATCTGCCGAACCTTCGAAAACACGGGGCTGTTCCATGGGTACAGCTTCAATAGTTGGAGTGACGTCGTGACCTACGACCAAGCCTTCATCCAGGACTGGCTGAGTAGCCCTCAGACAAGCCTGTATTACGCGCTTCAGGTCATGCCGGACACTCTCCGCAAAGATGACGTTACGGCCCTTCTAGAGGACGGTAGCGATTACTCGACGCTTTTCGACCTGGAGGATCAATTCTGTTCATCTTGTGCTGAGTAATGTCCGAGTATTTGAAAATCCTGTCCCGCAAAAGAACGTGGACGCCGGTTGCTGTTGATAAAGGAGAAGTTGCGGAAGGTAGTGAAGACACCTTGAAAAGGTGCCTCGCCCTTCGCACTCTCGAACTGCCTGTCAAAGAGATGCTCCAGCAGGGTCTCGAGCGTGAGCTTCCTGATGACCCTGGCATCATCCCTGCCCTTCGTTCAAATCAGAATGATGAGGAAAAGCATGATCGTGCTCTTCAGTTTGTCGTTGATGCACATGGCGTTGACGAGCGAGCTGAACGGGAGGCCCAGAGAATCCGCCAGGCATGGCTCAGCAATCCGTCACATCCGATCCTCAAGACGGCGATTCTTGAGCGTTCGGTGTTCTTCGTTTTGCTACCCTTCTTCAGGTTTAATGGCTCGATCGGTTTAAGAACCGTCGCTAGCGATATATCAAGGGACGAACAAGTTCATACGCTTCTCCACGCCATGGTTGCCAAAGACCTTGGAGAAAAGGCAACCCCCGCGCTTAACAAGCTACGCAAAGCAACGGTCCACTGGGCGATGGATCTTCTGGGAACTCCAGATAACAAGTACCTCAATAAAGACTATTGGCTTAAAGCCTCTGACAACCTTTACCACCAGGGCAAAGCCCCTGACCTAGTGGACACGCAGCGTGCCCGTATGCCTGCTTTCTTTGAAGCCTCAAACGTAAACCTACCTAAGTATGGCTGAACTATCCCGCGAGGATGTGTTTGGTGGTGTTGAGTTCCTCCCCAAATTGTGTGAAGAGCTCGACCTTGTATTTCCGCACTATCTACCTCAACCCTCTGACAGTATCTCCACGATCATGTTTCGTGCTGGTCAGCGAGAAGTTGTTGAGTATCTACTCCAAAAGATAGAGGACACTTAAATGTGCATTGGATCACCCAAAATGCCGGAGCCACCTCCGACTCCACCCCCAGCTCCAACTCCCCCGGCACCCCCGCCGATGATCGAGCCCCAGGCTCCCACCCCTCCCCCGGAGACGGTGCCTACTGAAACCGCTGCAAAGGTCAAGAAACGCAAGAGCTCTAAAGAGCAACAGCAGCAAGTCGCGCGCGGAACCTCTGCCCTGCGGATCCCCCTAAATATCGGATCATCAGGCAAACCAAAGTCCGGACTAAATATCCCTAAATAATGAAGTACTCAGCCCAATCCCGTTATCAACAACTAAGCGCGGATCGGGAAGACTTCCTCGACATGGCACGTAAATGTGCAGCGCTCACCCTTCCGTACCTGATGACTGAATCTGGTCATTCGGAGGGTGGGCGGCTCCTACAGCCCTACCAATCACTGGGCAGCAAGGGTGTCAACGCGCTCGCATCTCAGTTGATGTTGAGCCTCTTCCCAATCAATACAAGCTTTTTCAAGCTGCAGATCAACGATGGAGAGATCGCAAACATTCCCGAGCTGACTCCTGAAGTGCGCTCCGAGATCGACCTAAACCTTTCCAAGATGGAGAGGATCGTGATGCAACAGATCTCCGAGAGCTCGGATCGTGTCCAGCTGACGGTTGCGATGAAGCATCTGATCGTCACCGGCAACACCCTTGTGTTCGCCGGGAAGAAAGCCCTGAAGGTCTACCCGCTAGACCGTTACGTCGTCGATCGTGACGGCGAAGGAACAGTTCTGGAGATCATCACCAAAGAGGTGGTTGATCGTTCCCTCCTGCCTGCGGAGTTCCAAAAGCAGGACAAAGAAGTCAACGCAGTAGGTGAGGACGGCCCAAAGCTAGGTGTCGCCTACAGCAGCAAACACAACGACGCAGAGGTCTACACCTGCGTAAAGCTGGTCGATGGTCAGCACCGGTGGCATCAGGAGTGTGACGGGAAAATGATCCCAGGCTCCAAGTCCACCAGCCCCCTCAAGCACACCCCCTGGCTCCCCCTCCGCTTCAACGTGGTCGGAGGCACCGGTAGCGAAAGCTATGGACGGGGCCGTGTGGAGGAGTTCTTTGGTGATCTGACCTCACTCAACTCCCTGACCCGTGCCCTCGTGGAGGGTTCTGCAGCTGCAGCGAAGGTGGTGTTCATGGTTAGCCCTTCGGCTACCACCAAACCACAATCACTCGCCAAAGCTCACACCGGCTCGATCATCCAGGGCCGGAGCGAGGACGTCTCAGTAGTGACGGTTGGCAAGACGGCCGACTTCGCAACTGTTCAGCGGATGATCGCTGACCTGACCCAGCGGATCAGTGACGCCTTCCTGATCCTGAATGTTCGGCAATCTGAGCGCACAACTGCCACCGAGGTCAACCAGACCCGCATGGAACTCGATCGGCAACTTTCGGGAATCTACGGCGCTCTGACTGTTGAGCTCCTCACGCCTTACCTCTACCGAAAACTGCATCTACTGCAGCGCAACAAACTCCTCCCCACCCTGCCCAAAGGGCTAGTAATGCCGACCGTGGTGGCCGGCCTGGGTGGTGTTGGCCGTGGTGAGGACCGGGCCGCCCTGGTGGAGTTCATGACCACCGTGGGCCAAGCCATGGGGCCTGAG